GGGCTGGCACACCAACTATCTCAAGCCCCTCTTGACGGAGAAAAAGTAATGGGCGCCCCACGCCGTCTTAGCCCCCGCATCCGGCGGCTCATCTGCCTCGCCTTCGCCCGCGGGACGAGTCGGGAAGAGCTTTGCTCCTCCTATTCCCTCGCCCCGGATCTCCTCTCCCGCATCCTCGCGGAGCAAGGCCTCGGCCAGGTGCACAAGGGAATCTCGGAAGACGCACTCGAGCTGACTATCCGCCGCTACCTCATGGGCGAGCCGATGAGCCACATCGCCCGGGCTCTCGGCATCAGCGCCGACACCCTCTTCCGCCGAGTCCGTGCAGCGGCTCCCTTCATCTCCTATTCCCCTTCCGAGGAACTCCGGTGCCAGATCCACAAGAAGGACAAGATCCTGGACTTCGAGACAAGCTCTACCTCCTCTCCCGCCTCGGCATCGGGTTCCGCACCAGGCCCGGCGAGATCGGCCTCGCGGGCGGCTGGCTCTACCGCACGTCGGACGAGTCCTGGCACAACGTCAAGACCCAGGTAAAAGGCATCGGCTTTTTTCTCCTCATCGAAAGGATACACCGAGACATGGACAAGCGCACAACGAACTTCACCTTCACCGCCCGGGTGGTCAAGACCACACCGAAGGCCCTCCTGCTGAGCCTCGACCTCGACGGCTTCGCCGAAGACTCGCCAGAGTTCTGGGTTCCCCTCTCCCAAATCCTCGACGCGGAGGATACGGAACTCGACGAGATCGGACAGGACGACATCCTCGAACTCACCATCCCCAAGTGGCTCGCGGATGAGAAAGGGATGTTCAATCGAGCGGGTTGACAGCCGCCCGCCGGCGTGCCACAATCCCCGGACCATCCCTACCCCACCGAGCACCCATCATGGACATTGCTGATTCCCAGTTCATCCTCGAACTCCGCCGACGGATGCAGGCAAACCGAGACGCCGGCCGGCCGGAGGGCGAGGGCATCGAGCGCGAAGACCTCAAGCGGATGCTCAACATCCTCCGCTCGGGCCGAGCCACGATGACCCTCCGCCAGCCGTCTGCCGCGAAGGGCAAGACCAAGGCCCCTGTCGCCGCCTTCACCGACGCGGAACTGAACGACCTCTTTAACTAACCGAGGGCGAGAGCCCTTTAAGGAAACACCCATGAGCGAAACCACCCGACCTCCGTTCCCCATCGCAGTCGACTCGTCGATGATCTCCGCCTTCGTCGACTGCCCCCGGAAGTACCAGTACCAGTACCTCAACCACTGGTCCCGCAAGGGCGGGAGTGTCCACCTCGTCGCCGGCGGTGCCTTCGCCCGCGGGTGTGAGGTCGTCCGGAAGTCCTTCTACGACGAGGGGAAGTCCTTCGACGAAGCCCTCCAGGACGGCATCGCCGCAGCGAACGTAGCCTACGGCGACTACGACCCTGGCTACGACCACCCCAAGTCGCTCGAGCGGGTGCTCATGGGGCTCATCCACTACTTCACCGCCTTCCCCCTCGCCACCGATCACGTCCAGCCGCTCAAGGTCGGTGACCATCACGCCATCGAGTTCACCTTTGCCCACCCGATCGAGGAAGTCCGCCACCCCGAGACCGGCGACCCGATTATCTACTGCGGGCGGAACGACATGCTGGCCGAGTACAACGGCATGGTCTTCGTCCACGATGACAAGACCACAAGCCAGCTCGGGGCCAGCTGGCCGGGCTCCTGGAACCTCCGCGCCCAGCTCGACGGGTACGTCTGGGCTGCGATGATGAGCGGGTACCAGCCCGCCGGCGCAATCGTCCGCGGGATCTCGTTTCTCAAGAAGGGCTTCGGCACGGCCGAGTCCCTCCAGACCCGCTCCATGTGGCAGATCGAGCGCTGGCACGACCAGACGGTTAGGAACATCAAGCGGATGATCGAGGCCTGGAAGGCCGGGTACTTCGACTTCGCCCTCGGCACCGCGTGCACCTCCTACGGCGGCTGTACGTTCAACAAGCTCTGCTCCGTGCCGAACCCCGAGGCCTGGTGGGATCAGGACTTCGAGATCCGGGTGTGGAACCCGCTCGAACTCGCCTCCTCTTCCGAGGGCTAGCCCGTGCCTGAGTTCGATCTCACCTACGCTCCCGGTGTGAATGAGATCGTTCTCGTCAACGACCACCTCATCTACTCTGGCCAGCGGACACCGATCGAAGGGACCAGTCACCAGCCCCACTTCTCCTACGCCTTCTACGACGTCAAGTCCGGGGAGGTCTGGGCGCGGAGGATCTGCACCGATGGCCCGTCCATCTGGGTCTTCTGCCCCCAGCCGTGGCCCTGGCTCTTGATCCCATACGAAGAACTCCAAGGCAACTTCCCTCTCCAGCTCGCACACTTTATCCTCGAAGGAAAGCTCAATGACCCAGAATTCCTCTCCCATTCCCGGATCGAAGGTACTCCTGATGGGGGGTTCCGGCTCCGGAAAGACCCACTCCATCCGGACCTTGATTGAGGCCGGCGTCAAGCCGTTCGTCATCTTCACCGAGCCCGGCATGGAGACCCTCTCCGACCTCCCGCCCGGTTCGTTCGAGTGGGTCTACATCCCGCCCTCTGGCCCCAGCTGGTCCGCGCTCAAGACCGCAGTGGAGCAGGTGAACAAGCTCTCCTACGAGAACCTCTTGAAACAGACCGACCCGAACAAGACCAAGCTCACCCACTTCTTCGAGGTGTTGAAGAACTGCGAGAACTTCAAGGGCCAGTACGGGGACGTCACCTCCTGGGGCACAGATCGCGCGCTCGTCATCGACTCCCTCTCGGGGCTCAGCGAGATGGCGATGCAGATGACCGTCGGCCTCCGCATTGTCAAGGCCCAGCACGAGTGGGGCGAGGCGCAGAACATCCTCGAGCAGTTCATCAACAAGCTCACCACCGACCTCCGCTGCTGGCTCGTCGTCCTCGCTCACGTCGAGCGGGAGACGGACGAGATCACCGGCGGGTCGAAGATCATGGTCTCCACCCTCGGCCGCAAGCTCGCCCCGAAGCTCCCCCGGTTCTTCTCCGACGTGATCCTTACCGTGAGGGAGCAGAAGGCTTTCTATTGGGACACCGCCGCTTACGGCACGGATCTCAAGACCCGTAACCTCGCCATCGAATCGAAGCTCCAGCCTTCCTTCGTCCCGCTCGTCGAAGCGTGGAAGAAGAAGGGTGGGGTGATCGAGAAGGACGGGGCTGCCCCCAAGGCCGCCTAGTCCTTGAGTGCCGACGCAAGTGAAACTGTAAATCCTCAACATCAAGCGAGACAACACAATGGCCTTTAATGCCGAACAGTTCCTCAACTCCACGACCAAGGAAACCTTCCAGACCCAGATGGAGGTCTGCCCCGAGGGGGAATACCAGGCCCTCGTCGCTGACGTCGGGTTCGAAGAGGTCACCTTCAAGCGGGGCGACCGCGCCGGCCAGACCGGGTACAAGATGACGATCCAGTGGCTCATCGCCGACCCGGCGGTCGAGTCCCAGCTGGGCCGTCAGCCCAAGGTCCGGCAGGACTTCTTCCTCGACCTCACGGACTCCGGCTCCCTCGACTCCGGGAAGAACAAGAACATCTCCCTGGGCAAGGTCCGCGAGGCGCTCAAGCAGAACGCCCCCGGCGCTCCCTGGTCCCCGTCGATGATGAAGGGCCAGTTCGCCGTCGTCCGTGTCAAGCACCGCATGGACGGTGACAAGGTGTACGCGGAGATCGCTGCAACCCGCGCCGCCTAAGCCTTCGGGGGAGGTGATGCCCCCTTGCTCCTCCGACCCGGCGCCGGCCAGGGTCATCACCGCCGGCACCTTTTATCTACCCAGCCAAACGATTTAGCCTTCTTAAAAGGCAATCTCAAATGTTCTTCACTTCCGCCGATTACGAAAGCCTTTCGCCTGTTTTCCCAGCGCAGCCCTTCGTTGGGCTTCCGACCTGGAGAGGCCGCTGGTTAAACCCAAGTAAAGTCGCTCTTGTTGCCAGCAGCAATAGCAGTTACTCCTCCGTAGACCCCGCGATAGATTACTATGCCCAGAATTACGGAATCACTAAGGTTTTCCGCTGGGATTTCGGGCCTACGCTAGCGCCCTATCGGCCCTTCTCAACGGGCCCTAACTCAGGGAAAGAGTTGTGGACTAACTTCCTCTCCCATTGGGTGACTTGGTGTCAGGCGAATGATGTAGAAGGCGTGATCTGTTGCCCCGGAACGCCTGAGTTCATCGTTGTCCCTGATCAAGATAAAACCACCGAACAGTTTCAGATCCTTTCTTCTATTCTCGGTTTTGCTGGGCATATTGCTTTCCTTGGCCAAGACAATCTTTACTGCGACGCAGATATACCTCCATATGGTCTCTTGATCGAGACAGCACCATCAACTTTTCTCAATGCCTCTCTTCGTCAGAGAAACATCGGCACGCCCAGTCCCGAAAGACGTTACCCAGACGCTGCCGTACTCCCCAATGCGGAGTATAGGTTTACTGACTCGTATCTACTCCGTTTCAGTCAGCCAACCCCAGGCTTTCCCTTTAACTACAAAGGCCTTTTGCCCTACGGAAACTTCACGCTTGAGCCATCAAGCGATCTCAATGTATCGCGTCTTAAGGCTCTTGTAGATCGTTCTGCCTATGGGCAGAAGTCTCGAAACGAAGCAATACGTAAGAACACAAGAATCTTCGTTAACGTCTGTTCTCGGCTTTCTGGTTTTGCTATCTCTGATGGCAATGTAGCCGGTCATCAGAGAAAGTTTCTCCAGGAACTTGGATTCACGGTTCCATACTCGTTGAACGTTGCCCCTCACTGGTATGGTTTCGTTGATACGGCTTGGGCATCTACATACCACCCACCCTCAGGCGCTGAGTTCTTTATCAGAGAAAATGATGGTGCGGCCTCAAACAGAATACCAACGGGTTCAGCCCAGGCACCCGTATGGGCGTTCATCGGCCCAGCGATTCAGAACACAGACGTGAGTACTTACGACTGGAGACCTAATGTTCCGCTTGAAGTCGGTGCTTGGGGCTGGGACTTTACCTCAAACGGGAGCGCGTTGGCGTATCTCTTTCTAAGCGGTAACAACGCCAAAGGTGTTGGTATCCTCAACGCGGGAAGGATAGAGCCTCTTCTCTTCAACCGAGCGTATACGAATACTTACCTCTATAACATCCTTTGCGGTATGTCTCTAATGGAGGCAAACTTCTTTTCCTCTTACCCCGGTTCTGTTTGCTCAGTTCTTGGCGATCCCCTATACACTCCGTTTAAGGAGGAAAGCAATCAGATTATTCTTCGCAACAGCACCTCTGGCGAGCCGAACGAGCGCCCGAAGCACTTCCGTGAGTTCATCAGGAGATACTAATGTCCAACGCCTACAGCATCATCCCCCTCGCTCACCTCAAGCTCCAGCCCACAAGGCAGAGGAAAGAGATCCCGAACGAGCACATCGTCGAGCTGGCGAAGTCGATCAAGGAGAACGGGCTACTACACGCCCCGATTGTATCCCCCGACTTCACTTTGATTACTGGCGATTGCCGTCGCCGGGCGCTCGAGCTGCTCACCGAACAGGGGGCGCCTTACTACTACAACGGACAGGAGGTCCTCCCCGCCTACGTCCCGATCATCATCACTCACCTCACCGCCGAGGTCGACCTCTTCCGTATCGAGCTGGAGGAAAACCTCCGCCGGAAGAACCTCTCCCACGTCGACCAGGCGGTGGCGATTGCTGACCTCCACCGGATGAACCAGAAGCTCCACGGCCCGGGTGTGACGCTCAAGGATACGGGGATGGAACTCGCCGGTATCCAGGGGAAGCAGTTCACCTCGAGCGATGCGACGAAGGTGGCCGACGCGCTCATCATTTCCCAGTTTGCCAACGACCCAGCCGTCCGCGCCGCGCGCACCGCCGGCCAGGCAGCCCGTATCGCGAAGAAGAAGATCGAGCAGGAGTTCCTCGCCTCCGTCGGGGCCGAGGCGTCGGACACCTCCCGCTCCCGCCACGAAGTCCTCACCGGCTCGGCCTTCGACCTCCTCCCCACGCTCACCCCCGGGAGCTTCGACGTCATCCTCACCGACCCTCCCTACGGAGTCGACGCCCACAAGTTCGGCGGGGCGGCCTTCATGGGCGAGGCGCACAAGTACAAGGACACGGTCGAAACCGCCTTCGCCGCCTACCAGCTCGTCGCCGAGACCGGGTACTTCCTCTGCGCCGAAGAGGCCCACGCGTTCGTCTTCTGCGACCTCGCCCACTTCGACTCGATCAAGCTCCTCTTCGAGATCGCTGGGTGGAATGTCTGGAAGACCCCGCTCGTCTGGTTCAAGGGCACGACCGCCCACGCACCTCGCCCCGAGCACGGCCCGAAGCGGACCTACGAGGTGATCCTCTTCGCCTCGAAGGGGGATAAGAAGGTGATGAAGCTCGGGCTTGACGTGCTCGACGTCCCAGCCGTGCATCACTCGGCCAAGCTCCACCCGGCGGAGAAGCCGGTGAAGCTCCTCGAGGAACTTCTCTCATGGTCCATCGTCCCGGGGTCTCGCGTCCTTGATCCCTTCGCCGGCTCCGGCCCCACGCTCGAGGCTTCCGACGGGCTCGGCTGCGACGCGACCCTGATCGAACTCGACCCCAAGTACGCTGGCATCGCCCGCTCGCGCCTCGAGATGAAGGAGAAGTCGGATGAGGCTTGAGATCCCCCCGAACGCGCTCCGCTTTCCCCTCCGCCCCTACGTCCGTCTGATCAAGCGCGGCGTCCGGGTGGTGGATATGAAGCGCTCCCACCAGCACGAGGTTCTCGCGGAAGATGTCGAGTACACCTGCCCGATCTGCAAGACGATCCAGCTGGCTCCTCCACTCAACGGAGTGGACTACGAGTGCCCCGGGTGTAAGTACCATTACAAGGTCTACGACGACCTGCTCTGCGTCTGGAACCCCGAGTCCCTCGGCGTCAAGACCACCGCCCTCCCGCCAGGCTCCCGCCCGCTCACCGTCGCGGACGACTACCTCTCCGGTGACGAGGATCGAGCGGAGGCGCTGAAGCAAGAGGCCATCCGCGACTGGGCTCGCCGGGGGCAGACGGACAAGCCGCACACCCAGATCATCGTCCCGGAGCGGAAGGATGAAGACTGAGGGTGAGGGCCTTCGCCTTCTCGCCGCCTGGGCTTACACCCAGTCGCTTACCTTTTCCCTCAAGTTCTCCCTCGAGTCCCGGATGTGGAAGGCCTCGATTTACGATTCCGAGGGGACGCAAGTCTACCTCTCAATGGACCCAATCGCTTTGGCGGCGATGCAAAAGCTCGCCGTCTGTATTTCCAAAGGAGTCTCCAGATGTCCGCTCACCGCAGCAAGAATTCCCGGGGATGCGCCTGGGCCATTCTCTTCACCATCATCGTCTTCGTCCTCATCGCCTACTCCCTCCGAGCCGAGGCGCAAGAGCAGCCCAAGATTTTCGGTTTCGTCGTGAACGACTGGATCGGGATCACCAAGCAGATCGGCTGGGCTCCGCCCTGGTTCGACCGAGACGATGAAGTCCTCATGTTCGTCAAGGACGACAAGCGCTACTACTGCATGACCGACAAGGCGACGGGTAAGCGTGCTGCCTCCGCCGGCCGGGAGTCGATCGTCCAGGCCTTCCTCTCCGGCGAGCCTGATCCGATTATCAACCCGACGGTGAGGCCAACTCTGCCCGAGGAATGGCGGGTGTGCTTCCCGGGGGAGGACTTCCCTTACCCCCTTGCCGCTGGCGAGCCGGCGATGTGGTCGATCTCCTGCACCGGCAACCCCTGCACCCAGGTCGACTGGCCCCTCAGCCTGCGCAACCTCGCGGGTCCTACGACGAGGGGAGAGCTGTGCGAGAAGCTCCCCTCTCAGCTCCCTCCCCCTGGGGACGGCTATGTTTGGGGAATCATCCCCCGGCTGGTCAGCCCCAAGGGTCTCGCCCCTGTAACACGCTGTCTGGAAAGGTAAGCAAACCGTGAATTACGACGCCTCAGTCTGCATCGAGTCGAACGGGAAGAAGAAGTGGATTCGGGTGGGAACCTGGATCGAATCCGCCAAGTCCCCGATGGGCTTCTGCCTCAAGCTCGACTCCGTCCCCGTCGGTCCCGGCTGGAACGGCTTCGTCTACGCGTTCGAGAAGCGGGACAGGGACGAGCCCCAGGAGCGCCCAGCCACCCGCCCGGCGGCTTCCCACCACCAGTCCGACGACGACATTCCCTTCTAACCCAGGAGAACCCCAGTGATCAACACCAAGTACCCGGCCAACCAGACCATCGAGCTGAGCAACATCGCCGTCCCCTCTATCTTCCGCGTCGAGAACTGCCGGCGGACTGCGGGGATTCTCCTGGAAGGCCTGCGCCTGTGACGGAGGATGCAAAGAAAGTCCTCCAGGACTCGATCAAGCTCATCGAAGACCTCCAGCGAGATAACGACATTCTCCGCGCCCAGCGGAACGAGGCGCGCGATCAGGTCAACCGGCTGATGGAGAGGATAAGGGAGATCGAGGGAATCGTGTCGACTGCAAGGAACAACCCATGATCCAGACAGGCATCATCATCGGCTTCACCGGGAAGGCCGGGGCAGGGAAGGATACAGCCGCGGACTACCTCTGCAACCACTACGGCTTTGTCAAGCTCTCCTTCGCCGAGCCGATCAAGCGGGCCCTGTGTGCGATGCTCGAGGACTTCGAGCTTTTCTCCCCGGAGAGGAAGGAAGCTCAGATCGAGGGCCTGGACTACAGCATCACCCCCCGCCGCCTTGCCCAGACCCTCGGGACCGAGTGGGGAAGGAACGCGGTCTACGCTGACTTCTGGACCGACCTCTGGCTGATCAAGGCCAACAGGCTCCTAGCCGCGGGCAGGTCCATCGTCGTTCCTGACGTTCGCTTCAACAACGAGAACGACTTGATCTTCTCCAAGGGCGGAAAGGTGATCAAGATCCTCGGCAGGGCGAACAGCAAAGTCAACCCGCACGAGTCGGAGGAGCAGGCGATCGTTGCAGACGGGACTGTCTACAACGAGACCTCGTTTCAGATCCTCTACGAGCAGGTTGACTACTACCTCCGTAAATGGTACGATTCGCCGGATGACTCGAAGGGGGGTGATGCCTTCTGATGACACGGTTAACGTCTATCGTGATCCTGTCGTTCCTTTTAACACCTTAGCGGGCGGTCGGGCGGGCGAGGTTTCTCGTGCTAAGGAAAGAACTAGTGTCCATCAAGGGAGAATTCAATGGACGAGAGTGGCTGGGCTAACTACTTCCACAACATCAAGGTTTGGCTGAAGGGCTTCGGCCGGCTGGGGAAGGTGCGGTACAAAAAGGGCTGGGGGCCGATCAGCTTCTTCTTCAAAGTCTACACCTGGAACATCGGCTTTTGCGTCCTCGTTCTCGCGGGCGGGGTGGAGCCGATTTCGAACTTCTCCCAGCGGCACCGGAGTGGGCTCGTGGCGGACAAGCTCCTCGACATCATCGAGGTCTTCGACCCGAACCACGGGGAGGATGCGATGGATGAGATGTGGGGGACGAGGGAATCGAACGAGACCATCCGGAAGATCGTCCCCACCGTCTGGTCCCTCCTCGCCTTCGCCATCATCTTCACCACCCTCTATCTCCGGAGCCGGTAATGTCTCGGATCAAGGTAGGCTCAAGCGGGCCGCTTAACGCTCGAATCATACTCGTCGGCGAAGCGCCGGGGAAGACGGAAGAAGAGAAAGGGATTCCCTTCCAAGGCACCTCGGGGATCGAGCTGACGAAGATGCTCGCCGAGGCGGGGATTCAGCGGGAGCAGTGCTACATCACCAACGTAGCCAAGTACCGCCCGCCGGGGAATGATATAGACCTCTTCTTCGGCAAGAAGACCGACGGGCTGCCTCTCCGCGCCGGCCGCTTCATGCACCCGGAGATCGCGGAGGGGGTAAAGGAACTCGAGGAGGAGATCGAGAAGGTCAAGCCCCAGCTCATCATCGCCCTTGGCGGGACACCACTCTGGGCCCTGACCGGCAAGGAGGGAATCTCGAAGTGGCGGGGGAGTATTCTCTTCTACAACTCCATCCCGGTCATTCCCGTCTATCACCCAGCCGGGATTCTCCGCAATTGGTCCTGGCGGTACATCACCGTCCATGACCTCCGCCGGGCGCGTCGCCTGCTGGCCGGGGAGATCAAGAAGCCGAAGACTTCCTACATCGTCCGGCCGAGCTACACGCAGGTCGACTTTTTCCTCTACGAAGTCGCCTGCCGCCTCTCCTCCGGCCCGGTCGAGATCTCCGTCGATATCGAGACCCGGAACCAGCAGATCGCCTGTATCGGCCTGGCTACTTCTGCGACCGAGTGCATCTGCATCCCGCTGATGGAAGTCAAGGCAGAGAACCAGTGCTACTGGAACGAGGATGAGGAACTCGATATAACCCTCAAGCTCCGCGAGATCCTTACCCACCCGAATGCTCGAGTCATCGGGCAGAACTTTTCCTACGACGCCCAGTATTTTGTCCGCCAGTACGGCTACGCCCCCCGGCTGTGGCGAGACACCATGCTCATCCACCACACTCTCTTCCCGGGCACGCCCAAGGGGCTCGACTATCTCGCCTCTCTCTACCTCGACTGGTACGAGTACTGGAAAGACGAGTCGAAGGAGTGGGACCCCCGGACGATGCCGGAGGAGCAGCTGTGGGAGTACAACTGCAAGGACGCGATCAACACCATCCTTATCTCCCGAGAACTCGCAGAGGCTGAGTCTTCCCTCAACCTCCGCTCGACCTCTTACGGCGCTCCGGTCGAGATCCAAATGTCTCTCTTCCCAATCATCCTCAATGCGATGGTTCAGGGCGTCCGGGTGGACACGGAGTACAAGCGGTCCCTTATGCTCACACTCCAGGACCAAGTCGCTCTTCGCGAAGCCTGGCTCAACGACGTAGTAGGCCGACCGCTCAACCCCAATTCCCCCAAGCAGCTCTCCGCTTTCTTCTACGACGAGCTGGGGCAGAAGAAGATTTTCAACTACAAGGCCAAGAACCCAGGCTCCGTCACGACGAATGCCGACGCGCTCGAGCTGATCGCGAACCGGGAGCCGCTCCTCCGTCCGATTGTTAACTCGATCAACGAGATCCGCCGGCTTCGCAATGCCCTTTCCTTCGTCGCCCAGCCGCTCGACTTCGATAAGCGAATTCGGTGCAGCTACAATATCGCTGGGACGGAGACCTTCCGCTTCGCCTCATCCGAGGACGCCTTCGGTTTCGGCACGAATCTGCAGAACGTCACCCAAGGCGAGGGCGAGCAAGACCCAGCCAAGCGCGGCCCGACTGAGTTCTTCATCCCCAACCTTCGCCGCCTGCTCACCCCAGATCCAGGCTTCGTCCTCTGCGACTACGACCTCAAGTCCGCCGACGCTCAGGTCGTCCTTGCCGAGTCGAACGAGTGGGAACTTCTCGACAAGCTCCGCGACGGGTTCCCCCTCCACGACGACAACGCCAAGCGCTGGGGCATCCCCCGGCCGCTAGCCAAGGCCGCTGTCCACGGGACTAACTACGGCGGCTCGGCCTTTGGCCTCTCGAAAAACCTCGGCCTCCCGCAGGACCTCTGCCAGCGGATCATCGACGACTGGCTCTCCCGCTACCCCGGGATTGCGTCTTGGCACGAGCGGACCAAGATGGAACTCATGACCCGCCGCTATGTCGAGAACATCTTCGGCTATCGGCGCTTCTACTTCGACCGCATCGACGAACACCTTCTCAAAGAAGCCCTCGCTTGGCGCCCTCAGTCCACCATCGCAATCGTCACCAATCTCGGCATCCGACAGGTACTCTCCTCCGATCTCCCCGTTCACTTCCTCCTCCAGGTTCACGATTCATCAGTCTTCCAGTGGCGCAAACATCTCGACCTGTATGAGGAAGTCCGCACGAAGCTCCTTGTCAAGATCCCCTATTCCCGCGAGCTGATCATCGACGTCGGTGGGAATATGTCTGACAAGAGCTGGGGGCACTGCAAGTAGATTGTAGTGTTTGTATGGGTACAATCGGAACCAAGTAATGCCATCCCCTCGCCGTCTACCAAATTGGCTCAGCTCCTACCGCCAGTATACCGACTTCACCGAAGCCCCGGAAGAGTTCAACTTCTGGGTCGGGGTGTGGACGATTGCTGGGGCGCTCAAGCGCAAGGTGTTCCTCGACATGGGGCACTTTCAGTGGATCCCTAACTTCTACATCTTCCTCGTCTCCCCGCCGGGGGTGATCTCGAAGTCTACCACCCTCTCGATCGGAGCCGCCCTGCTGCGTGAGGTCCCCGGGGTCTCCTTCGGCCCGGAGGCATTGACTTGGCAGGTCCTTGTCGAGGCCCTCGCTAACTCGAAGGAAGAGGTCCCGATGGTACTCAACGGGGAGAATGTCTTCTTCCCCATGAGCTGCCTCTCCATCGCCGCGGGTGAGCTTGGCACCCTCGTCGCCCCGAACAACCGGGAGATGATCGACGCCCTCGTGTCCCTCTGGGACGGAAAAGTCGGAGCGTGGGAGAAGTGGACAAAGACGTCCGGTAAGGACACCATCATCAACCCCTTCATCAACATCGCTTCCTGCACGACCCCCTCCTGGATCGCCCAGAACTTCCCCGAGGAACTCGTCGGCGGCGGCTTCACCTCCCGCTGTATCTTCCTCTTCGGGGAGAAGAAGCGCAAGCTCATCGCCTACCCTTCCCAGCATCTCCCGCCCGGATTCGCCAAGCTTCGCGAGGATCTCATCTACGACCTCATCACCATCGCCTCTCTCAATGGCCCGATCAGGATGACACCCGAGGCCATTCGTCTTGGCGAGGCCTGGTACGAGAAGCACTACACCGACGACCAGAGTGAACTCGGTCGCTTCGCCGGCTACCTCGCCCGCAAGCAGACCCACATCCACAAGCTCGCCATGATCCTCACCGTGGCGAAGTCGAACGAGCTGGTCATCACCGCGGAGACCCTTACCGAGGCGATTCAGATAGTGACCGAGATCGAGCCGTCGATGAAGCGGGTGTTTGAGTCAATCGGCCTCGAGGGCGCGGGCAAGCGACTCAACTACGTCGTGCAAGCCCTTGCCCCCTTCGGCCGACTGCCCAAGGCCGTCCTCTTTTCCAAAGTCGCCTTTAAAATGTCCGGAGACGAGTTCGACGAAGTCCTCTACTCCGGTGCCCGCGGAGGGCTGCTCGGGGTAGAACCCGGGCTTGGCGATCCTGTTATTTTTCTGAGGTCCCGCTGATGAAGAAGAGCCTCTTCTACCGTCTCTCGATCATGGCAGACTATTGCTGCCCCCACGAACTCCTCCGCTCGAACGAGGTCCACTCGAGCCTCAAGCTCGCGGAGATCCTCGGCTGCTCGGACGACACGGTACAGCGCTGGCGGAAGGCGAAAGACGATTGGGAACTCATTCGCTGCCCTGAGTGCCCCCCTCCTGGTTCGCGGAGAAGGCCTCTTCCATCTCGCGCTTCAAGAGGATGAACTGCTTCCTCACGGCGTACCCCTGATTCCCCATCGCCCGGTCGGTGAGATACCGCTTGACTGCAGTGTTGAGGCTCTCCGAGGTAATGCTCAGCGGCTTCATGTACTTCGGCAGGGAACGGTTGAACTCGACTACGAGCTTCCGGGCTTCCGCCTGGGCTTCGCGGTCCTTCATCTCCACCGCCCGGGCGAAGGCGGTATTGATCGCCGTCTTGCGGATCTGGTAATACGCAGCCTCGTGGCGGGAAGCGAGGTAGGCTTCCCAGCCGAGACTCGACCGCCGCGGGGTAAAGCCAAAGCCCTGGGCGTAGACCTCAGCCAGGGAACGGGGGTCGTCGAGGTCAAACGAGGTCACTCGCTCACCTCCCCGAGTTTCTAGCGATCCGTCATTCGCCATCAGGCGGAGTGACTTCGAGGCATTCGCCATCGCCGCCGGAAGCACACCCTCCCACCGGCGCCACTGGTCAGGGTCCTTACTCACCGCCGCCTCGACCAGGTTCATCCCCAGCGCACCGAGCGCACCGCCGCCTTCCTCCACCGCCCGACCGATGCCCTCCGCAGCGTTGCCTTCCTTGAGCGCCTGCCCCGTCCGGTCTCCGGGAAAGATCGACCCCATCGACAGCGAGGCCGAGAGGTCAAGATCCGGGAAGGGAATCCCAGCGGCGTTGAGGGCCGAGAGGCCGAAGGAGTGCGCGGCGAGACCCTTCATGAAGAGATCCGGATAGGCGCCGAGAGCCTCGAGCATCTCCCCCGTCTCTTCCCGGAGTTCCTTCCGGAGATCCGTGTAAGGAGCCTTTGCCCCAGCCGCTTCCTTGCCCTTGGTAATCAGCGAGGACAGGGCATCGAGCAAATCCTCCGCCCCGGGGAGTCCCTGGAGCCCGCCGACCAGGGCCATCATCCCGAGCGCCCTCATCCCCGCCGGATCATTCGCGAGGAAGAACAGGGTGTTCTGGAGGTAGTTCTTGAAGAGGAAGATCGACCCAGCCTTCCCGCGCATGAAGTCCGGGCGATTCCAGCGGGCGTACTCGTACTGCGTCGAATCCACCGCCTGCCTCGCCCGGCGGGAAGACAGCTCCGAATCGGCCCCGGCTTCACGCGCGAGTTTGTAAGCCGCCACCGCCGTCTGGACCCGGTTCAGCTTTTCAACCAGGTGAAACGGCAGGGCGCCCCAATGGGAGAGCTTGTAGTACGCATGCTTCGCCATCTTCCTCAGCCCCTTCATCCCAGACTTGTCTTGAAAGTTCAGGGGGAGAGATTCGTAGATCACCCCCTCCGTCCCTTGCAGGGCGAGTTCCGTGGCGAGGGATTCGTCGAGCCAGCCTTCCTCCATCCCGCGGGCGATGAGGGCCTTGTCTTCCGGACTGATCTTTCCCTGGTTGAGGAAGTAGTTCTTCGCCGTGAGGGCACCCTGGGTCAGGGCTGCCGCCGTCTTCCTCGTCCCGTAGCGGTAGGAGAGATAAGGGAAGGTCACGAACGGCACCTGGGTCAGGTTCACCACAGCGGACTTGACGTTGTAGCCCAGGTACCAGAGGAAGCCCAGCGAGCGGAGAGCCGCCCACTCATTCCCCGGTTCCATGATGTACTTGAAGTGCTTCTCCAGCGCCTCAGCCATCTCCCCCCGGCGGTTGTTGTCCTTGATCTCAGCCGGCAGAAGCCGCTGGATCCTCCGTGCCCGCTGGCGCATGAGGT